TGCACAGTCATATGTAATCATAAAGTTTGGATTGTGATACTTACGTACTGCTCTCTGAATGTCTGTAAGTAAAACAGCCCATTCAAGTTTACTTGTACCAAGGAAATGCATCACATCATGTACGCCAGGCTCAAGTAGCCCGTCATGTATTTGATGCACAAGTCTTCGCAGAATCAAGTGTACATCACACATATTCTGCCCTCCCATTGCCCAACCATTAAAGTGGGTATCAGGGTATTTAGCTGGATTGCAATAATCTTTAAATTCATTGTACCAATTATCAGCATCACCGTGGTTGCTACCTTGCAACACGTTTAGCACTTTAAAGTTGCCTCTACGGTTTGCCATATAGTAACGTGCATTAATGTGTGTAGCATCTACAGCATCTTGATAACTGTGAATGTTTGCTGCTTTTGCTGCTTTAGGATCTTGGAATGTCCAAGTTGGAATATCCAACATCATTCCATAATCCATATATTCTTCCATCCAGTTTACAACTAGTTCACGTTTTTTGAGTGCTTTTGGACAATTAGGATCAGTCCAGTCACCTTCCCACAAGCCTTTTGCAATCTGGAAACCGCCTGAGTCTCCTAGTAACCAACTGTTGTCTCTGTCACGGTTACGCAACATATCTTCTTTTTCTACGTGTTTGTTAACATCTAAATCAGCGTGTCCAGCAGAATAGAGCGCCCACTTGTAATGAAACGCTCCTTTGTTTGGATTTAAAAAATTAAGACCTTCTACTTCGCCAATACCAGCTGGAACACGATTGTAATCAACGTATTCTCCAAAACGTTGTTTGCCTACAAACGTAGCATAAAAGCCACTGATACTAGGCAAAAATACAGCATAATCATTTTGTGTTTTAGTTAGGTTTGTTTTCATTATTTTTGTTGTGCAGGAAGGATGTAGTCATATTTTGCCATACCGCTGTCTACTGAAATCTTCATAGCGCCTTGGTCTGTGATGCTCATAGTTTTATCACCATCCAAATTTAAGATAGCAATTGTTTGTGCAACTGGCCAAGCCCAAGTGTGTGTTAGTGTACCACCTACACCGTGTTCAAAAGTAAATGAACCTGCGTGTGTTGCTTCGTCACCAAAGTAAAAATTTAGATTACCATTTTCTGTTTTTACTTGGAACACAGTTTCTTCACTGTGCGCACCTGCCATAAGTTTCATACGTGCAATTGCTGCCATATTAGGCTCAATTTCAACATCATATGTGCTGACTTTGAATTTTACACTTTTTAATTTTTCTTCAATAATCGCTTTGTTCATAAAACGATAATCATTTTCAAAGTCTCCGCCTTGGTTCTCAAAGTGGATGTGTGTTGGCATAACTTCTCCGTTACGCTCTGCTTGTACAACTTCGATAGTTGCATTTTCTCTATATTCTGGATTTTTCAAATGATAATCCAGTTTACCCAAGTCCGGCATACCAAATGTGCCTACAAATTCACCAACAGGTGAATGTGTTGTAGCACTCATAATAACACTGCGATCATCTGCCATACTTTCAATCTGTGTATCGGTTTCTGCTGTGACCTTTAGTGTTGTAATAAAGCCAAGTTTATGTGTGTGGCTTACAATATCTTGTAGAATGTCTTGCATATTAGTCTCCTATGTTCTTTATTATACTGCCTAAGTGTTTGATTGTCAATGTATTTTTTTATTGTATTCAACTGCTGCTTCAAGTGTATTTAGATTAATATTTTTTTCTTCTGCCATTTTTAATAATGCACTAGTGTCTTTAGGAAAGCACAATCCTCCCCATCCTCTTACGTTATCTTCTGGCCAAACATAGGTATGACTATCACCTATTCGTTTGTCTGAACCTATACCACCTCTTACTTGGTTAAAATCTATTCCATATGCTTTGCAAAAGTCATAAATTTCATTAAAGAAACTGACCTTTGTTGCTAAGAAAGCATTACGGAAATATTTTATTGCAATTGCTTCTTCTGGGCTCACAATATTAATTTTAATATGTGCCCAATTATAACTATATTGATCACGCCAATAGTCTGTTTCACCACTAAGTATGACGTGATCCATATCCTGCACATCGCTCATAAAGTTAGCTGCTCGTAAAAATTCTGGCGAGAAGCAAAGTTTGTGATTTGGAAAGCGTTCTTTTAGTTCGTGCCAACCTTGCAAACTGATTGTGCTTTTGATCAATATTGGTGTAAAATCATTGCACTGTTCAACTATTTCGTAAACAGCACTCATATCACACGTACCATCTTCTGATTGTGGCGTTGGTACACAAACAACAACAGCACTGGTATTCTTCAAATCTGCTTTTATACCTTTAGGTGGATCGTGTATTACAATCTCTCTACGATGATTTTTAAATAGTAATTCGTAGGCTTTACCTACAAAACCATATCCTGCGATAATCATGCTGCTATTTTAGCCTCTTGTAAGTATTGAAGTCTTTCCATTGTGTCACGCCAATCCTTGACATTAAAACAACCTTTTTCTTTTAGTTTAGACGCTAAAGGCCAATCGTTGCCACCTTGTTCTATTTTATCTCCAAAGAAATATATTTTATCATTTTTATTAAAGTCTTCTAGTATTTGGCTTTTATCAGCACCTTTTGCATAAATGTCAATGCCTGTTTCACCACCTACTGTAGCAGTAATATTAGGAAATTCTAAGTTGATTTGATATGCAATGCTTTCACGTTCTCTGTTTTCCAAGTCGTGCTTTACATATAGTTTACGTTCGCCTAGTGTACAGTTACGTCCTACGATACTAAAATTAATAGTGCCCATACGTTCTTCGATATGATTACCCGTCCGTAGTGGAAAACTACTGGTTTGTAGCCAGCCATTCATTAAGTCATATAATTCTTTTGGTGCTTCAAACTTTTTACAATGAACACGACTGCCCTTAAAGTATACATCATTACCAGAACAATTGTAAACTTTTACAACTGATTCGCAAATATCAGCACCTAATTGTTCTACAGTTTTTGCATAATCACTACCAGTTACAAGCCAAACTTTGTTATCTTTTATAAACTGTTTAAAAAACTCTTTGAACTTAGGATCAATAGTTTGCCTACTTGGAGTTAGTGTTCCGTCTACATCAAATATAAATTTATTCATTCACACATACTGCCTTTTCACCTTCTGTAAATGTTGTTTCCAACACTACTCTGTTTATTTCACATTGTTGATTAGTTTCATAAGTATTAAACCTTGTTGCTTTATATTCATCAAATTCTGCAACAAAACTAATAATAAACAGTGTCCACATTATACTTCACATACCCTTTTTCTAAGATCGCTTGTACTGAAGCGATGATCACGTTTGTTAAAATACAGATCTATTTCACGTTTACGGCAAATATCCTTGCCAGTAAAGTCTTTGTCTCTGTATTCTTCTCCTAGTATTCTAACATCTATATGATACATTGTCAATATATCTTCTAGGTCTTTTTCAGTGCCATATGGAATAATCTCATCTACATATTTTACACCTTTTAGTTGTGTATAACGCTCTACTATTGTTTGCACAGGTGCATTCTTTTCTTTTCTATCTACACTTGGATCCATTTGCAATGCACAAATAAGATAATCGCACTGCTCTTTTGCTTCACGCAACATTTGTACATGACCTGCGTGTAATAAATCAAATGTACTACAAGTAAATCCTACCTTCATGGTGTGATTGTGACCTCTTTTACTTTATGTGGTTGTTGTAATATCCAGTCTATGACACTTATACAATATTCTAAACTCATTTTTTTATCTTTGACATCTGCAACACGTTCGCTATCAAACCATCCAAATCTTACACTAGTTGTGTTCACCCCTTGATAATATAATTGTTCATTTGCTTTGTCAAGTGCATTTTTTTCTACTGCATACAAATGCGGTTCTTTTTTAATTCCATCTCCTGAATTAGAACTAATGTTAATTATACGTTTATTTAAATTTGCAGCCTTATATAACATATAAACCTGGTTAAATCCGTCGTGCTTACAGTTTATAAAAACATCACATTCCTCTAAAGTCGAACAATTATTATATTCTTGTTCTAGAGCTTTTCCTAAACCTCGTCTAGTACCTGTAATAAAGTATTTCATTAACCCCACTCAAATAATGTATTAAATGTATTGTTTTGTTTTGTGCTTTCTAAGTCATATTTAAGCACACCAATCAAGTTATCTAGTTTGTTGTCAATAATAACTTCTTCCATAGCATCTCCATCAAATGGCAGTTCTTTAAACCAATCAGGCAAACGTAGTTCATCTGTTGGATAAGCAACACTTGTATATTGTAATGGATTTTGCTTTAATTTGCAAACAATAACTTTCATACCGTCTACAATATCTTGTGAATATTTGTCGCCATTCATTTTCTTTAGCGTATTCCAATTGATGCTTGCTCTAACGTGTCCTGGCATATTTGCTTTGCCTTGTTTTTCTTCAAGACGCTGATAGTGTCCAATCTTGTTTGCACGTTTGGGAGAGCCTTTTTCAAAACCTGGACGTTCTTTAAATTCACGTCTAAAGTCTGTTATGCTTTCTAATATTTCTTTTTCTTCCTTGAGTGCAAGCACCATGTCAAGCAATGTTTTCAAATAGTCTTGCATAAACACTGGAGTATCACTGCGCTTCAAGTCCAAGCCCATTGCCTTAACTTTGCCTAATGCGCCATCTTTGTCTTTTCTATCACCTTCCAAGTCATACACACGTACTGCATAACGCTTCTTGGTAATAAACAAACCTGTGTCTGCAACAACTTCTCTTGCTGCTGCAATAACTTCGCTGCGTGGACGTGGACAATGGAATGCTCTTGCCATAAAGTCAGGAAATGTTGTGTTCGCTTGTTCACACAATTGATCATACAGCGTAATTACATTGTCTTTGCCCCAAGGAATATCACCTGCTGCTATTTCATCTTTAAGCACAGGATACGCACTAAAGTAAACAGAATCTGTGTCTCCGTATATAATTGCTTTACCAACATGATCATATTCACCTGTGATAATTTTATTAACTTCACTGGCCATATGTTTTGCAATCTGTCTACCAGTAAGTGTAGTTGATTGTCCAATACGTTTATCAAAAAATCTACAGCCTGGATTCAAGATAGCACCATACAAACTGTTTAAGTTAATCTTTTTAACAAGTTGCCTTTTATCCCAAAAAGCAATTTCAGTTTCGTTGCCTGCTGCGATTGCTTTGCGCATTGTGGCTTGTAGTTCTTTACGTTCGGCATACCAACGTTTTAACAATCCTGGAATAACACCTTCAACTTCTGTTGTAAAAATAGTGCCATTTGCACTGAGCATCCATGGTTGATTGCTGTCAAAAATAAGTTTGTAAATCTCTGCACCACTCAACACGTGACTACTGCCATCTTCTAAATCCAATGTTAGCGCAACATCTTTGCGTTGCTCCATCACAGCATCATATTCAAGTGTGGCAAACTTGCCTTCCCAAGCACCCGCAAATGATTTCTTTTGCAGTGTCATTGCATCGTGTAAAAACGCTTCAGTGAGTTCTGGACGTATTTGTCCTACAATAGTTTCTGGCGCCATGTTCATTGCACGAATAATACTTGGATACAGACTGTTCAAGTCCATACTACCAATCCATTCGTGTACGCCTTTTTTAGGAAACGCAACATAAGCACCTGCTGCTGCTGTGTTACCTTCATGCTGCACTCTGTTGGGCACTTGCATACCACGTCTGTGTGCTTCGTTAACAATAGCCTGTTCTGTAACTGCAACTGCACCTGCTGTTGTTTGTAGTAGCACTGTGTTGTCGTGTGCAATCTCATTTGCAAGATCAATAAATCTCAGTTTCTTGTCCAGTTTGTCAAGCAATGCAACGTCTTGTCTATTATATTCAATAAACTTTTCAAAGTCATTGTTGTAAAGTTGATCCAATGTACCTTCATACACAGTCTTGTTTTCACCAACTTCCATTTCACCAATAGCATCTAGTCTATATGTGTGGCGTTCTTCATATGTGTACTTGCGATACAAGTTTAGATAGTCCATATGCACTCTGCCAATAGTGTCATATGTTTCGCTCATCTTTCCAAACTTTTCATATTCTCTACGCTTGGGCAATTGTCCCCACAAACAAAAACGTCTTGTGTCATCCTTGCTCAATACACGTTGAATTCTGTTGATAGTGTATGGAACATCATAGCCTTCACTGTTCCAACCGCTGTGGATATCTGCATCTTCAATCAAGTCTAGGAATGCTTCAAGCATATCACACTCGCCTTGTTTGCTGTTAGGAAACAGTATACATTCTTCTCCCCAGCGACTTTTACACATAGCGTTTGCTTCATCAAAATCCATACCTTTGGGCGGCATTGCAACTGTAATCAACATATCAAGCCATTGCAAATGCACTGTTATTGCAGTGATTGGCATAAATGGATCTTCTACTGGAGCAAAGCCACGCTCTGGATCGAAGTCTGTCTCAATATCCCAAAACGCCACGTTCAACTTTGGAGCATCTTGGTTCAAGTAGTTTTCGCTCAAACACTGGAATATTGGATTTACATCCGACTCAAACATCTTCTTGCCCTTGTTGATAGCAAGTTCCTTGCGGAAGTCTTTTGTGTTCTTACACACTACACGTTGCAGTTGGTCTCCAAAAATACTTTTGTATTTGCCACGTGGATCTTCATAGTAGAATGTGTATTTTGCTTGATATTCATTATATAGACGCTTGCCTTCCTTGCGTTCTACACAACGAATGATGTCAGCGTCTCTATCAAAAAATGCATCTACGTATGGCATGGAGTCTCCTAATTATCTCTTATTATAAAACAAAATTGTGATGATGTCTATCTCTTTTTACATAATCTAGAATATCGCTATAATGAGGCACTGTATGCTTATTGGCAAAATCGATTATTTGTTTATCTGCTGTTTTTGCAAGATTTAAAAGCACATTATAGTTGTATTCTAGTTTTTGTTCTATTTGTTTTTTCAGTGTATTTAAGTTTTGATTTTGTAAATTTTTTACTTGTTTAATCACATTTTCAGCTCTATCTTGAAAACTTACTAAATTGTCAAACTTGTAATCAAAAAGTTCGTGATACAATTTGAAACCCAGATTTTGTAATTCTGCATACAGACCTTTGTATCCTATTGTAATGAATGGTTTCTTGGCTGCTATTGCTTTATATGTTTTTTCACTTATATCAGGAAAGTTATCAAAACTTTCGCATACTAAATCTAAAAATGCATTGTGATAGTAATCTGGATAATTTACAATTTCTACGCCACTTGAAATATCATCCAATATTAATTTTTGGTTATCAAAATGTTTGAAATTATAATTATTGTTGTTTATATCATGCCAAGTTACTAAATTGTTATCAATACAATTATACTTTGCTAATAAATCTATAAAAACACATTTATGCAATACAGATGATCTATTTAATGAAACAAACAAATTTTGTATTTGCGGTGTTTTATTGTGCTCGTTTTTAATTTTGTATTTGCCCAGTGTATAATGAACACAAAAGTTTTGCCAATTTATAACAGTAATACGATCCTGTTTGTAAGTTTTGTAAGGCAATTGATTTCCTTCCCAAAACTCTATTGTGCTGTCAGCACTAGCACATAATTTGTTAATTTTGTCTTTGTATGCTTTTATACGCTGCCAAGTATCTATTTCATCAGGTGCCCAAAATATAATGTTTGAATTTTTGTTGTTGAGTATTGTTTTTGCTACAAAAGGCAAGTCTATTATGTTGTTGTAATCTTTATTGTACAAAATTACATCTATCATAACATTGCCTTTGCTTGTTCTACTGCTTTGTTTATTACATCAATAAGTTTTTGTGCATCAGGTGTAAATTCTGCCTGCATACTGATTACCTCAGGTTTGTATCCATACGCAATATCATTTACAAATTTTTTATGATTGTATTCACAGGTTTTTGCCATTAGTTCTGCTGCACTTTTGTAATCTTTTATATTTTGTAATTGTTCTATCAATACTTCTATACGCTGCTCCATTGTATTTAGACAATCAAATTCGTAATCTATCACATCATGGAACAATTTATAACCTTTATCTTCTAGGGTTTTATTTAGATATTTTGCTCCAACTAGTATGCTGGGCATTTTCCACAACATTGGCATCCAAGTTTTTTCTGTGTGTAGAACTATTTCGTCTGTGCTTTCTGGTGTAACAAGAAACAAACTACGCTTCCAGACATCTACAGGCGGTGGTGGATTTGTGTCACTGTCAAACACAAAGTCTGGATCATAATTTTCGCTTTCTACAAACCTATCTACTTGTTTGTGCCATAAAGGAGTTATGTTTGTTTTGTCCCAAATGTCCTGCTCACGTTTGTAGTATATTTCTCCATGCAATCCACTGTTTAGTAGTTGTTCTACAAGCATATCTTTGTGCGGTCTATATGTAAGTGTTTGCAAATGATACAACTGTTCAGGTGTATGAGGTACTTCTCTGTATTCTTGCCAACCTAAAAACTGATCAAACTCTGGCCAGGGTTGATGGATACTGCTGTCGTTGTGCCTTGGATGAATAATGTTACAATGATAAATCAGTCTGCCTTGATCATACAAGTTTTGCATAATATCTCGTTCTTCATTGTCGCGAAGTATCATATGTTTGATAAAATCAAATGCTACACCTTCTTCACTCCATCCTATAATATGCAGTTTGTCAAAGTCTCTGTTTGGTAAACTTTTTATATCAATATCTAAATGCACCGTGGGTTCAAATATTGTACTTGTTACTAAATCCATGCATTTTCCTTCTTTGTAGCAAGAGGTGCAATACAATGTGTTTTACTGCTTTCAGGACATAACGCACATTGCGGCATAGGCTTGTGCAGTGTTTGCATAAAGTCTGTTAGGTCATCATCGGGGTGTGCTGGCTTGTATTGTTGCAATAGTTCTACTGCACGTTGTTCTAGTGGAAACTGTTGTATTAAATCTGCACTAACACTGGTTAAATGACATTGATACATTAATCCTTTGTTAAAGTGTGTACAAGGAGGTTCTCCGCCTAAACATACTCTATGTGATGCTTGAGGATTGCTGTTGTGGAACTGCCATTTGCCTTTATCTGTGCCTAATCTAGCACTGCTTATAAAGTCTATGGTTTCGTATATGTTAAAATATGTTTGATTGTTGTTATGGCCTACAAGTTTTGTGTCTTCACCGTTTTGTACTACACGATATGGACGATCTTCTAATATTGTTTTTATAGCAGGTTCTATGTCATTGTACAATGCTCTGTCGTGTACACTTATATCTATGTACCAACCCAAATCTAGTAGTTGTTTAGCAGTATCTATGTGATTTTTTAACAAACTACCATTGCTGCTTACATAGTGCTTGTTAGCATCGGGCCATAATTCTTTTAATCCACGTGCCCAGTTGAGTATATCAGGATTAGTAAACGGTTCTCCACCGTGTATAGTTACAACATTTATGCTTACAAGTTCACTCCAACGTTTGTACAAGTCTTTGTAATCGTCAAAACGAAAGTGATTGCGAAAGTTAAAATTATTAAAACTTTCACAACCACTGCAAGTTAAATTACAAACGTTGGTGATGTTAAAAGCACCGTCAAATATACGGTACATTATGCGTCTTTGTCGTATCCTGTGGTAGCAACAAGTGTTTCTAAATCTTCAAACTCGTCTGCAACACGACTCCAATCACGTTTTTGTGCTACTTTAATTGCTTTGTTAATCAAACTTGGTTTTACACTTAATTCTTCTGCAACTGCTTTGATTGTTTCTTTTAGTCCGCCTTGCAAATCTTCAATTTCTTGTAATACAGTTACGCCTTCACGGACAAGACGTTCTAGTTTGGCCTTTTCTTCAGGGCCATACACACGATCGCTCATATATTACTCCTTAGTTATCTGTTTATACTACTATGTTTCTGACT